ATCTCCAAGAAATGTGCGAAATCCGACAGCCGTTACTATTTAATTTCAACGTGGTCGAACCCAAGTTTTTTTATGATATGTCCCCAAGATTTATATTGAAATATGGAGGGTCATACGACGTAACAATTAAAGACGCGCATGATTATTATAAAGATTCGGGGTCATGTATAGAGTCAGTATCCCTTTCCCTAAACAGTACGCACCAATTGTTTGACAACGATAACGCCTCGCATTTCTTCTCCGAAGATAACTCGGAATTCTTGGAAGAATCGGGGATTGTGAAACCTATTCAAGATTTGGATGAATGGTTCAAGCCCGTTTTTAATGTACATAAATTCTATGATTTATTATTTGGTTCTGCGGGTTCAATTACGCCGCTCCGTTATCATACCTATTATCGCCAGTTTTTGTGCGTGACTTCCGGATCTATACGTGTAAAGATGGCGCCTTGGAAATGCGCGAAATATCTACATCCTATCAATGACTACGAACATTATGAATTTCGATCGCCCGTGCATCCACTTGTCCCGAAGTCGCAGTATTCGAAGGATTTCGATAAGACCAAATTCTTGGAATTCGACGTTCAAGAGGGGTATGCATTTTATGTTCCTCCTTATTGGTGGTATTCTATCCAATATTCCGATGCGAATACCTTTATCACATGTGCCTCTTATGTCACTGTTATGAATTGCGTTTCGAATTTACCAAATTTAGGAATACATTGGCTTCAGCAACAGAATATCACTAAAAAAATAACCAAGATTCCTGTGAAAAAAGACCTTGATGTGGAATCACCCCCTCCCGTTTCCAAGGCGGAAGATGATACAGAACCTATTATTACGGACACATTTAATGTCCTCCCAAGTTCGGACCAAGTTCCCGGTCCGACATTAGCGTCTGATAAAGAGAAATCGATTATAGAGGATCCCATCGTTACTTCTTGTTCTTCTTCTTCTTCTTCTTCTTCTCCGTCTGATATTATTTCTCTGAGTATATAAATCCACCAAAATATGAACGTCGCAAAACTAATTGTATTCCCGGCAATCATCATGTTGGCGCTTGATTTTATTTATCTCAGTGCGAATAGAACCGCGTTTGAAAATCAGGTTATACAAGTCCAACGCGTAGCTCTTAAAGTCAAACTATGGTCCGCCGCGGTTTGCTATGTGTTTCTTATCGCCGGGTTATATTATTTTATTCTGCGCACGCATCGCTCCGTTTTAGAGGCGTTTTTCTTCGGAATTATTGTATACGGGGTATACGATTCTACCACCTATGCTTTGTTAAAAAAATGGGATTTGAAACTAGCTATTATGGATACATTATGGGGTGGCGTTCTTATGGCTCTCACTACTATGATAACTTATAATATCTAATGTTTCAGGTCTAGCTCCAAATCGTTCGCAAAATTGCTGCACACTCATTTGTTCGTAATCCATCAAATGAGTATATTTTTCCTGCGTATCACGAAGTTGTTCGTCGGGTTCGTATCCATACAAATCATAAAACGCTTCTTCATTGTCGTCATTGGCGAACTTCACCGTCTTTTTGCCATGGTCGATTGATCCCCAGAATTCGTTGATCCGATTCAACCAAACGGGCGAAAACGACGCATAGTAAAGCCAATCGTAGCATTGCATGTGTCGAATAGTCTTGGAATCAATGTCTTTATGCGAAACTCCGAAAATATTATTGACGGTTTTTATGGTCTTGAATACACAGGCTTTTGGCAATGTGAATCTTGGACTGACGTCCTCGGGCAAAACGACGGACCTGTATTTTTCTATATTGGTGTCTACCAAGATAACGTAGAATTTGTGATCTTTGACCGGAGGACCACATGGTTCCGGTTTTCCATTTAGAATGTACCAGTCTACTTCAAATTCTCTAGACAATAAGTTCACAACAAGTGTTCCAAGGATGGCGTCTCTTGTCTTGGAATCAGATGCTTCCCCCTTGGTCCATAAATCAGTCTGCGACTTCATGAACTTCTCTAGCGTGGGGTTTTTTAGTTGAAACATATCGCGATAAATCGCACCCACGAATTCGATGACTTCTCGTTCGAATCCCGAATAATACAATTCGTAGCCCCAGAAAAGCGCCTCGTCGCGGCGTTTTTCCAAGATTGCGAAAGCGAGAGACGCCAAAACCTCTTGTTTAATATACAAATATCTCGTCAAAATAATCCCTGGATTAACAGAGTCTGAGGACGCGGGTCTGTTAATAATCTTGAACTTCTTTGGTGGCATCTTTGGTTGGTTGGTTGGTTGTTATTTGAGCAATGATAACTTTAATAAAGTATCAATTTTTTCTCCAGTTATAATAATAAATGAAATCAAACAAAACGAGGTCTTCATTGAAAAGGAAGAAAGTTTTGAGAAAGACCGCGCACAGAAAGCCGGGATCAAATAGGAAAAACTATATTGTTCGAAAATTCATAGAGATGATAAATGTAGTGAAACTTTATCACTGGAAAACTCATTCTTACGCGGAACACAAAGCCACGGACGAATTATATGGAAAATTAAACGAAAACGTGGATAAATTCGTAGAAGTATTATTGGGAAAAGACGAATCTCGCATTCAAGAATGGGACAAGCATATGGAAATTATGCAGTCAAACGATAGCAAACAGTTCAAAGATAAAATGCACGGATATCGCCGGTTTTTGATCGAATTGGACGAATGTTTAGACTCGCGTCGGGATTCGGATTTGATGAGTATACGCGACGATATTCTCTCCGATATAAATCAGTTTTTGTATTTGTTCACGTTTCGCAAATGAATAGGGATTTTGCTACAACAAGTCAAGGGACTTATATCCAAAGTAGCAGGGAACCTACGGTTCTAAGAGAAGCCGCGCTTCTCGAATTGCGACCCCCTCCCTTTTCTCTAGAAAAATATTTATAAAATTCTGTTAGCTTTTTGGAAGAGACAATTTTTAGTTTAATTCTTGAAAACGCCAAGAATTAAAATCGAGCAGCCTACCGTTTTAAAGTAATTCCCAGTGGATAATGTTGTGAAAAATATACAACATTTTTAGTAAAATACACACAACAATTTATCTAATTCTGACAACAGCATCTCATGCGGAGGGGGACATCTTCCAACAGAAAGCCCGGAAGAACAATTCCAGCCAATTCTGCCTCTATATATTCTTCTTCTGTTGGGCGAAATGTATCACAATGCTTGTAGTTTCCGCAGATGCTACAGTTGACTGCCTGGAATTGAACTTCATGTTCTATTTCCACATGTGTCCGTCTGGTCAAGCAGATTGCCCAATGTTCGCAAGTGTCAGGGTCGACCCCTTCTAAAATTGGTCTGGCTCTACTACAATATGCATTATCAAAACGATCCACCACCTCCGCCATATTTGCCTTGTGGACCGCTCGGCAAACCGCAGTGGCTGTGTCGTAAAAGCAGAACCCCATGATTTCGTGGGAGATTTCCACGGGCAGACCCAATTCCGCAGAGAAGTTGTGAATGGCGAGCTGCTTAAGAACCGACATGTTGATTTCGTTAAAGATACTCTAAATGTAAAAAATAAAAAGACTTTCAATTTTTTACATTTTATAAAAAATGACCCCCCAACACAAACTCATCAGGAAGTCGAATGCCTGCTATATTATCATAGCAATAATGTTCAATCTGTAAACTGGCATATACGCGATAGTCTACTATGGGATATTCTTTCCCATCGACGTATAAAAACCCCCGAACAAAACCCTTATCTGTATAAGTTAAAAAAATATCCACATCCTTGTCTTGACAAATAGCCTTTTCGCGAATAATTGTATAACCACCGTTTTTCACAGTTTTTTTAGACATACACGTGCATAAGTTTTTTTCTTTCAGATTACATCCGACCATACATATAACGGGTAAGTATTCATCGTCGCCATAACTTAATACGCTCCTATGTTGCATTTTCATAAACTAAATAATATACGTTTATTTAGTTTTCATTTATTATAATTTTTTCTAGTGCGCTTCCCTCCGCGGTCAGGACTTGGAAACGGACGTTTTGGTTGTAAAACTGCATATCTTTCATATTCCGATGGAGAGGGAGGAAGAAAAGGAGGGCGTTCTCGAGGAACGGGCACAGCAAGTTGAGGCAAAGGAAGTGCCGTTGCCTTAGTTTCACCTTTTGTAGCTCGTTTACTGTTTTTCCCTGATTTGGGAGATTCAAGAGGTTCGCCCATCAAAAAATCAGCCACAGCGGCTTTTGGTGCCGCGCAAAAATCTCTAGGATTTAGCCCTAGTTTCGCCATTAAATTATGATCGGCGCAAATTCTTACAATATTTCGCTGAAGAACTTCACTTCCCGAATCGTGTTCTTGATATCTTTCCAAGAGCCATTTTATAATTCGAATAAAGGGCTTTTTATTAATATGTTCCGCGTATTCTCCTATCAATAAAAAATCAAATGCCGCATTGCCGTCATCGTCTAGCTGAAATTCGTTTATTTCGGATCCCGTTTTTTCGAAATGGTCTATCAACGTATTTGCTATGTCTATGTCGTAAAATTGACAAGCTGTCGAAAACGCAGTATATCCATTAATCGTGGCTTGTCCTACATTAAAATCATATTTCAACATTTCCAAGACCACTTTATTGAATTTCGGTCGAATAGCCCAAATTAAAGCATTATTGTTATCCGAATCCAATATATCTAAATCAAGGGATCCATTTTCCATACCTGTTTTCACTATGTATAAAGCCAGTTTATCTAACTCTCTTTCACAAGCTTTCATTAAAACCGTTTTTTTATTTCTTTTGTCGCTCCCAAAATGGCGAGTGAAAAGTATCTGCTCTATATTTTTTATGAATAAAATGGCGTCTTTTTCGCCGTCTTTTTCATCGTTAATTATTTTATTTAATTCCTCGACGATATTATTTGTTGGGCATAATTCATTGACATCTACTGGCATTATATAATATTGAGAGATAATATTTTATCAAACCCACTTAAAGAGACCCGGCTATATAATCGTGTGAAGCAAGATCGCAGCAAAAAAACACCGCTTGCGTAAAATAGGCGGTGTTGTAAAACTCGAAGAAAAATGTAAAACAAAAACAACAAAATAAAAATATATAAACAATATTCGCGATAACGAATAATGTCAATCGATGCTCAGCCTTCTATTCCGTGGGTTGAAAAATATCGCCCTACTCAATTCGAAAACATCGTGTTAGACCCAATTAACCGAGAACTCTTTCAGAACATACTCGAGAAGCAATATTTCCCGAATTTGCTGTTTTATGGTCCTCCGGGTACAGGAAAAACGACCACGATCATCAATCTGATCAATGAATATCAGACAAGACATAGTCGTCCAAATAAGAGTAACGTGATTCACTTGAATGCATCTGATGAGCGTGGAATCGACATCATTCGAAACCAAATTCACTCATTTGTCAAATCACTGAATTTATTCGAGACGGGATTCAAATTCGTAGTTCTAGATGAAGTCGATTATATGACGAAGAATGCTCAACAAGCTCTCAAGTATTTGCTACAGACGTCGCTGAATAACGTTAGATTCTGTTTGATCTGTAATTATATTAGTAAGATTGACGAGTCTTTGCAAAATGAATTCATTTGTATTCGATTCAACCAGCTCCCAAGAAATGACATTTATCAATTCGTCAAGACGATTGCGGTAAAAGAGGACATCTTGATTTCAGAGGACGCAATTAATTCGATCCAGACCATGTATCATTCGGATATTCGGAGCATGATCAACTTCTTGCAGCTGAATCAGAATCTACAGATGAAGGAATGGGAAAAAAACGTTATTAACAATACATTGTTGGAAACCGTATATAAAAAAATAAAAAGCGAATGCTCAGTGGGAGATTTTACAAAATATATTCACGCGATTAGTATACAGTACAATGTAGATAAAAAGCATATTATACAATCGTTTTTTAATCATCTTATAAGAACACATTCGTCTGACATTACGGAGTCGCTGCTAGATGTTATTGCGAATATCACACATACCATAGATACCAACTTGGACGATTTACTAATTTATTTTTACGTTAGTTTACGTGATAAAATATAGACGTTTAATTTAGGGGGGTTAGAAAAACAATATCCTGTATAAATGATAGATTTTATTATTTTATATAAAACAAAAGCATTTCGCTAACAAATAAAATTGAAATGCCAGAATTCATTACAAAAAACAATCAACGCTCGTTTAGCTCAGTTGGTTAGAGCATCAGTCTTATGAGCTGAGGGTCGAGAGTTCAAGTCTCTCATCGAGCAAAGAGTTTCCCTGCACTCATACAAACAGGAAGAGTCGATGTCGAAGACATCTTAAAGAGGCTTTGCCTCGACGGTCGGCACGTAGTGCCTTAAAGAGGCTTTGCCTCGACGGTCGGCACGTAGTGCCTTAAAGAGGCTTTGCCTCGACGGTCGGCACGTAGTGCCTTAAAGAGGCTTTGCCTCGACGGTCGGCACGTAGCGCCTTAAAGAAGCAAAAGCTTCGACATCTTATACCCGGTTAGCTCAGTTGGTAGAGCGCAGGACTTTTAATCCTGTGGTCGAGGGTTCGAGCCCCTCATTGGGTGTCTTAGGGTCACTCAGTCCCTTGAAGAGTGAAGTTGATAGATCTCCGAAAACTATCACCATGCTTTTGTAGCTCAGTAGGTAGAGCAAACGGCTGTTAACCGTTAGGTCGCAGGTTCGAGCCCTGTCAAAAGCGAATTGGTTCTATGGTGTAACGGTTAGCACAAGTCCTTTACACGGACTAGACATGGGTTCGATTCCCGTTAGGACTACTTGAGGTTGTGGGCACTCGTTAAAAAACTTACGAAAAGAGACTTCGTCTCGATCGGTCCCATAGTGTAGTGGTTAGCACCACAGACTTTGAATCTGTTATCCCGGGTTCGAGTCCCGGTGGGACCTTTCAAGTCTTTTGCGATAGCAAAATAATACCGTTTCCATCCAGCAATCTACTTTAAAATTTGCTTTAAAATAAAAGGGAAACCGCAGATTTTACGCCCTTCTGAAAAAAGGAGGGTTTGTAAGGGAACCATTTGGTTTCCTACTCCGATATAGTCTAACGGTTAGGATAGGGGACTTTCACTCCCTTGGTCGGGGTTCGATTCCCCGTATCGGAATAAGGGTCTCATCCAAAGACCCAAAACGAGTTGATTGATGACTCCCAAAACAATCATATAGAGGGAGTAAACCCTCATAAAAATCCTCAGTTCAATAGCCCGGTTGGTAGGGCGCCACGCAGTGTGATACATGACTTCGTGGTGGTTGAGGGTAAAACCCCTCCACTGAGCAAGCGAGCGGACAAAGGAAACTTTAATCCGTGCGGAGATAACCGCGGGAACAAATCCGAGAGTAAACTCGTAAAAATCAGAAATAAGGGTCTCATCCAAAGACCAACGAGTTCTTCTAGTATTGTCTCACAAAACAATCTAGCGAGGGAGTAAACCCTCATAAAAATCACTAAGCAAGTATGGCCGAGTGGTTTAAGGCGACGGACTTAAGACCCGTTATCAATGATGCGTGGGTTCGAACCCCACTACTTGCAAATGAAGCTTGCTTCACCCCTTCCTGAAGAAATGAGATCCAACAGCTCTTTTTTCATTATATATTTGTAAATATCTAATAAAAATATTTATTTTCTTCCTTTTCTTGATTTTCGTCCTTTTCTTCCGCGCTTGCGCGATTTCCTGTATTTGCCTCCAGGTTTGGTGCCTATAGCTGTCAATGTAACAGTTTTATATCCGGGGAGAAATTGTTTTGTTATAGGTGTTATGGGAACCAAGTCAAAAATATATTCTTTACCATCAAGTTCTTTTTTAGCATTAAAGTGGGTGAATTCACGTATTTCTTTAAGAATTCCTAAATCTTTTCCATCGTAATTAACTATATATCCATTTAAATAGTCACGTCTACCATCAAATAATTCATTAACTGTCATTTGAGACATTTATATAATATACACATAAAAAATAAAAATAACAATGCCCGGTTAGCTCAATTGGATAGAGCGCAAGACTTCTAAGCTTGTTAAAAGCGATAGAGATATCTTGAGGTTGAGGGTTCGAGTCCCTTATCGGGTAATTACAAGTCTTCTTACAGCAAATCAATTATTTTAATGAAAATAAAAACGAAGACAGCAATTCAACTTTGCGCATTTCGAATGCGTAAAGTAACCGTGACATTATAATTACAAACCGAGAGTTTTGCATTTATAATGTCACTTAACTAATTCTTCCGTACAGCAATTCAACTCAAATTTGAAAAACGGAAGTTGCAACATACAAAGCGGATATGGCCGAGTGGTTTAAGGCGACAGATTCAAGACCTGTTATCAATGATGCGTGGGTTCGAACCCCACTATCCGTAAAGAAGCTTTGCCTCGACTGTCGCGATGTTCGATCGCTTAAAGAGGAAGTTACTTTTTCATGATTTCACGAATCATGAAAAATACACAATATAATAAATTCGGTTACCCTTTAGAAATCGTTATAACCGCCTTCAAAATGAGGATTCACGATCGATGACGGATCGCTGTCATTATTTTCGACATCTGGATAAGGATCAGCATTTAAATAATCGTCCTCGTCATAATCAATGCTCGGCACGCGCTGAGGATTATTATTATTTCCGGCGACATAGTCTGGAGATAGCGGACTCCATCCAGGGATCGGAAGAATATTATTTAGATCCAAACCTTCCAAATAAGTATCGAAAACGCTTGAATGCTGCAACGCGTCATTATCTGATAACTCGACGCCGTAACCCATGAATCCACGTCCGCGAGATCCATCATAGCAATAAAGAGCACAATTCGCGCAATACCCGATGAAGACACCCTTGACTGATCCATAGTCCGCGCAGTTATTACACTGTCCGGGACCTGTCCCCTCCTGATGGTTTAGAGCCCAAGCTTCGGGGAATTTCTCGTGATACCACTGGTAGTCATGCAAATATTTATCTTCGTAATGGAATGGTTCCTCCTCTGGATATTCGTCTTCCTCGTCATCATCGGATATGTAATGCCACATCGAATTATTGCGCATTTCGGGCGTTTGTTTGATTATAATGGCTGGTTATTTTAAGAATCAATTTTTTGTTTCCAAAAAATAACATTACTGGAAAAACGCACATAAAGAACTCGTTGTATTAAAACCATGCGCCTAGAACGACGCATCAAAAAGGCAACCTGGCCGAGTGGTTAAGGCGATGGACTTGAAATCCATTGGACCATGTCCTCGTAGGTTCGAATCCTGCGGTTGTCGAAATATTTATTTATTATGATTCAATAAATAAATAAATAAAATAACGGGAGACTCTACTGATAATAGCAGTTAAGACGCTGTTTCAAATTTGATAAAAAACCTTCCGAAGGACTCGACGAAGAGCTCATCGGATCGGGTATAGATTCCTCACACGACTGTTTTCTAATAGAAATCGGAATAGATTTTTTGGATTCATTGGATACATATTCAATATTAGGTCTTTGATTCGGTATAATCACTTCATTTATTTTCTTTGAAATAGAACGAACGGCTTGCGTCTCTGTCGCAAACATTCACCTATAAAATAGGCTGATATTTTTATTCAATAGTAAAATACAAAATTGAAAAGATATAAAGAAAAATGGCTTCTTTATATCAGCAAAAGGATACTATATAATGTTACAAGAAGTTGAACCAATTTACCAACGCATATCGCCAGACGAAGTGCAATCGATCAAAAAACATTCAATCGACGACGAATGGCAACAATATTTATTGGGAGGACCCAATATAGAAATAACAAAAAACGCAGACACATCTCCAGTGACTTTACAAAATTCGCCTAAATGCCAGGAATTATATATTTCCACTAAGACAAAAGTCCTCTTTCTGAATCAAATTGTAGACATAAATAAGGTGTTTTGGGAAATTCCAGTGATAGAATATTGGAAGCCTATAAGCGGTGTAGTGAAAAAACAAATGAAAATAGTGTCAAAAACGCCAGAAGACTATGACGATTACAGGTCACGTCTAACTGATATCCCACATTTCTCTGAGCATATTATAAAACAGATTAATAATCCTGCCGCGCGTAGAATAAAGTTCAAAGACGAACGTAAAATAACAATCGGAATGTCAAAAAAGGACATCATGAATTGCCGTGGAAAAGTAAAAAACGCGTTTTATAATTGTTTTGCCATGATTCTACGTTTCAAATATGAAGGGGCGTTTCGTGAGATCCACGTAAAAGTATTCAATACCGGAAAAATGGAAATTCCGGGAATTTTGAACTCGGGACTTCTCGACGCGGTAAAGATAATGGTGCTAGACGTTTTGACTAGATATATCGTTTCGGAAATTCCGGTTGATTTCGTCGAAAATCAGAAGGAAGATAGTGTACTTATTAATTCGAATTTCAATTGCGGGTTCTATATCAACCGCGATCGTCTTCATTCCATCCTAAGAAGTAGTAAATATAAAATCGAGTCGGCATTCGATCCATGCAGTTACCCTGGCGTAAAATGTAAATTCTATTTCAATAACGAAATAGGATTCAACGTAGCCAAACAGCGCGGTTGCATTACAGATTCCGACCGTAATATGAAAATGAGCGAATTGGACGACAACAAAAAATACACTGAAGTTTCATTCATGATTTTCAGAACAGGAAGCTGTCTCATTGTGGGGAACTGCTCCGAAAAAATACTTTATTTCATTTTCGATTTCATCAAGACTGTATTGGTATCCGAATACCAGGACATTTGCAGTAGTTCAGATGAACCTACAATTAAGGTAAAAAAGGATAAGATTCGAAAAAAATCCATTATTATGAGCCAGACCTATTACAAGCAAAACATTAGCGCGTAAATAGCAATTCTAAAAATTGTCTTGATCCAAGCCTTTTGATTGTTTCCTCTGACAACAAATCACTGGATACCTTTATTTTTTTCGATTCCTTCATGCGATGTGTTTTTGCAAAATAATAGCATTCATTTAAATGAAGAGACTGTGATTCAAAATCCCGCTTCAAATTTCGCCCAGACATTCCGCTAAATACATGAACCCATTCTTGGTTTTCCTCTTTACAAAACATGAACAAATATGAATGTAAATATTTTTCACCTATAGAATAACGATCAATAACCGAGAGATTCAGATTTGACCAATCATAAACAACCGATGAAACTTGCGTTATTAATTTCAACAAATCGTCTCTTATAACGACAAAATTTGGAGGAATCTCGGTTGACGTTTTATCTAGCTCGTTAAATATTTTATTATAAACAAAAATGACAACCCCGTTACTATCAAATTTATAAGAAGAGGTGGAGCATATGATCTGTTCTACATATTCTAGATATACTAAATAGGCTTTTTGAAATGATCTATATGTGATTTCTAAATTTCGAGTCTGAATGTAGGCAATGTTGAATATGTGGGAAAGAGTCGACCATCCGACTTGAACGATTTGATTCGCGTGTCTTGATTGTTTGACTGCATCCGAAATTGAAATGTATTTCATATATTCTTGTATCGCAACGCTATAAACCTCGATTATCTGATTCTCGAGGGAAGTCATATATATATATTAGAATCATAAAACAGAAGGTCGCTAGATTATTATTGCCTGCATCAGCACATCAAGCTTCTCTAAATAACATGACTGGAATAAGATAACGATTTTTAGTAAAAATGAAAGGCGGTAAGGATGACCCGCAAACAGCTCCGCGGGTTCCCTGTCGCGGTTAACATTTAGGGATTTTCACAAGGTTTTTTGAATAAGAATAAATCGAAATAACTATTTAAAGTAAATTCGCAAATATAATTTATAATTTCATATAAAATGAGCAAGCCCGCGACTTCTGCCACGACCACTCAGACTACAACCGCCGTGACAACGGCGTCAGGATATCGTCTCCCTGAAAGCATCACGCTGCAACATGCCACCAAGTTATCAATTGTGGAGGATAAACCCATTATGATGGACTACTGGACAAACTCATTGGATAAGACCGTCTTGATCGGCGTTAAGGAGAACCAGGAGAAGCTCTTGGTAAAGAGCGAGGAGGAATACACGAGCCCTATTTCCAAGATTTACAAGGTGGGATCGGAATACATCATTATTACCGAAAATTCGATCTATTTGGTGGACGTGAATATCCCCAATAAGCGCATTTCTTCCTGAATGTAATATTTTGCTATTAACAAAATATTACGCGATTACTTACGACGTTTCTGGCGCGTTTTTCTATTATTTCTCCTTTTTTTCTTAATTGATCGTCTCCCTCCACTCAGTCCAGAACGTAGGCTCTCCCTTATACCGCGCCAAAACCACTTATCTTTCTTGATATTCGACGCTTCTTCCTTTAAGTTACTGTCAGCAAAGTCGCCATCAAGCAGTGGAATGTAGCTCCCTGGATAATAATACACCCCCGGTAACGCATCAAGAAGATAGTCATTACTCGGATTAGGCAGTTGTCCGTCTATTGTAGATTCTATTAGAGCGTTCATCCTTCTTAATTCGCCCCTTGCATCGAGCCAAGGTTTCTTAGATTTACCTCCATGGTCGATTTCGACCATTGGAGAATCCGCAAAGTCGTCATCATGCATTATAATATTGCTGCTCCCTGGATATTTACGCACATATGATTCAGCAAAAAGCGGCTCGTTAGACGGTTTATCGCTAGACGCGGACATTTTATACAATACAATTAGAAAAAATTATAATCTCCCAAAGAAATATCTTATTCCCAATTTACAACGGGCGGATTCATCCATTCGCTATACGCCAGCGCCTTGGAAGTCGGACGTTCCAAGGCTAGCAACACAGTTAGCGCTTGTTTCCTTCGTTCTAAAGGATTCATTCTCGCCGGTAATTTCCGCGATATCTGTTTCCACCTCCATTCAAATTGCAGCGCCGCGGACCAATCCGGAAATCCAGCCACATGACAAACGCGCCGCCACGTCTCACCTTTTCCGACTTTCGCACTGGTGGCGTGAGCCCCGCCCTTGATCTCCTTATTATGCTGGCGCAACCGATGATCCAAATCCACCGTCGCTCCGACATAGGTCGATCCGTCCGTGCATTCTAATAAATAAACAAAAAACTGTTTTGCTGGACTGCTTTCGTAAACTGCTTTATCGTCCGTTGCGTTTTCATCCATTATATCTTATCAAAAGGTTATAAAGTTATTTATTAACGTTATAACAGTTCACTTTACAAATAATAAATGTTATTTCCTAGGTCCGGTGAAGCCATGACAATCTGGTGGATAAAACTCACGATATTTTGTTTTATATGCGATTTCATTCCTTTTGAATCCATTTTATCAATAACTTCTCTATTGAAAGGAGTTTGCGCGATTAGCGGGGCATGTGTCTTCGCACTATATTATGCGTTTACGTTTGTCTATAATGCGCATAATTCACCAAACCTAGCTGAACAGATTTACATATCGAAAAATCTAGGCGACGTAATGCCATATTATTTGTATATTATAAGAGATAATGCCGTACATTTTGCTCTAACCTGTCTTATAATAATGAGTTGGTATAAATACGTAACATTTACCGCAGGAATTCTCGCTTTTCTATTTCACCGAACTTGGTCTGTTATTAACAGCAATTTCACAACGATTTATCTGGATGGAACTGACGTCTACAAAGTAAAAAAAACTCCGCAATGGGCATGGCAACTTGTATATGTCTTAGAAATGACGGTTCTAATTACGTCAACTGCGCTACCGCTTTATTTGCAACAATAGGTCCTGTGTTCCATTTTTTAGACAAAACCAACTATTGATGTGGATGCCACGCCGTTTTCCTTGCCTCAGACATTGGGAAACTTTATACAACGTCTCACTTAATTCGGCGAATCGATCGAGGTCTTCGTCCAATTCCAACTGATTACCGGCTTTTTTATCCCGCATCATCTTTATCGTTTGTAATATAGTGCACTTTTCCAAGATGCGGTTTCTCAGCACCTCGTCTCCGTAATATTGCATAATAACGTATAACACGATTTTTCCTAAAAAGTCGGCATCTTTGATGGGATAGAATTTGGATAGAGGGGAATCCATCACGGCACAAGCAACCGCGTGCATTTTTTCGATATTGATAGACGGATCCTCCCTAGAAAACGACCTCCAAAATGTTGAACACAGATCCTCACACGTCTCAAATCCTCCTCTTTTTATATGGTTGAAGAGCAACGCGAGATGACTCGGTGAAATTCTTATTGTCTGATCCGTCGTCATTACATTTATTTTTGCGATCCCAAATAAATGCAAAAATCGGATCAATTTTCCAAGAGTTATTTTATCATTATTGTCTATATCTATCTAATGGCTAACAATTTTTCAGATGAATTACGACAATATTCAAATCCAAGACAAGCCCAAAGAATGGCATACAAATATTTAGGTAAGACGGCGCGTTTATACCCGGCGACCAGAACCGGAAAGAAATACCGTGTTTTCAATAAACGCAATAATTCATGGGTCAATTTTGGTCAACTGGGTTACGAAGATTATACGAAACATCACGACAAAACCCGTAGAAAAAACTATTTGACCCGGAGTCGCGCAATTAAGGGCGACTGGAAGAAGAATAAATACTCACCCAATAACTTGAGTATTCATATTTTATGGTAGAACGGGGTGGGAATCTTAAGTAAATGACCTAACATATTGAGCGCCCTGAATTAGAGTATATGTGATATGCCTGCGATTTGATCGGGCGTCAAATAATCCGGGAATTCTACTTCGAATTCGATAACCATGTTTCCCGCTGCGCCGTCGCGATTCAATCCAAATCCTGGTATAACCTTCTTGAAATTAGGTTTCACGATGGTCGCATTATTCTTGTTATTCAGATTCAGAATCTTTCCGCTCAAATGCGGCAATTCAAACGAAAAACCGCATAACGATTCCTTCAATGAAATCCCCTTTCTGAAAATCAAATCCAGACCATGACGACGGAATACAGTGTTGTTCACAACTTGAATCATTATTTTGACGTCACCCTTTTGTTGTTCGTTTGCGACGTTACCCTTTCCCTCTGTGATAATCATTTCATTATCGTCAGTTCCAGCGGGAATGGTCAAATAAATAGTTTCTTCTTCTTGAACCTTGAGTTCTCCGATTTGTATCCACCGTTCGATTTCAACGGGTAGAGTACATCCGTGATATGCCTGTTCTAAAGTTATCTGGACTGTCACCGTTATAGCATCAGGCTTTTTAATTTGTTGCTTAAATCTTGATCCTCCAAGCGCTTGTCCTAGAAATCCTGGAGGTAATCCTCCCGCGAATGGATTTGCTCCCATGTTTCCTCCGTGAAAAATATGTATTTCAGGCATGCCCTGACCACCACCTCCTACAGGAATCCCCCCTCCAAAAAGCATCTGAAAAATATCGTTCATTCCGCCGTCCATACCATCCACTGTATCCATTCGCGAAAAGGGCATTCCCCCCATACCCATTCCGCTAGGCATTCCCCCGAGTCCCGATAAAAATGGATTTTTTTGCTCTAAATCATAATGTCGACGTTTTTGTTGATCACTTAAAACTTCATAAGCCTCGTTGATTTTATGCATTTTATCCACGGCTTCGCCAGATGAATTTCGATCCGGGTGATATTTAAGTGACAATGCGCGGTAAGCTTTTTTGATATCAGAGTCAGAAGATTTCGGCGTTACTCCAAGAGTGTCATAATGAGTTTCTGACATAATAATACAAAACCCTCCGAATTATTATATCTTTTTTGAACGAATAGATTTATTCGCTCAAAAATAACATAAACCATTGTCCGTATACCACAATAATAATGCAAGATCAATCCGCCACTTTCATAACAAAATACAAACCCTATTATATTGACGATTTCCACATAGATGATAAACTCAAGTCTGTGATAAAAACTCTCCACAATATTGACGATCTGAATATACTTGTTCTTGGAAATTCGAGTTCGGGAAAGACGTCGCTATTATACGCAATCATTAGAGAATATTACGGGTTAACAAAAACGCAATCTATACCAGAAAATAACATATTGTTCATCAACAACCTCAAAGAACAGGGTATTAATTACTATCGCAATGAAATGAAGACATTTTGCCAATCGCATAGTTCCATTTATGGAAAAAAGAAGATGATTGTCATCGACGACCTCGATATGATTAGCGAGCAATGCCAGCAAGTTTTCCGAAACTATATCGATAAATATAAAAACAATGTTCATTTTGTTACAGCCGCGTCTAATATGCAAAAAGTTATTGAGAGCATCCAATCCCGCGTTCACATTGTTCGTATGGACTCCCCATCGGAATCGCAGCTTCGAGAAGCCATGGAAATAATCATATCTAAAGAAACGTTACATATAACAGTAGAAGCCAGAGAATATCTCCTCGGATTTTCAAAAAACTCGATTCGGAAGTTGATTAATCATTTAGAGAAAATACAAATACTAAGCGACGAATATTCTGAACATTCCCCCGTTTCCTTATACATGTGCAAAAAAATATGCAGTAATATTTCATTTCAACAATTCGAAGAATACATAGCTGCGTTAAAAGTGGGGTCGCTGGTTTTAGCTATTCGTATTTTCTATGACATTCATGATTACGGATATTCAGTGATCGATATTTTAGACTATTTTTTTTCGTTCACCAAAACTACCGATCTTCTAACTGAAGATGAAAAATACCGATTAATACCAATTTTATGTAAATACATTACAATCTTCCATAGCGTCCACGAAGATGTGATAGAACTCGCTCTAATTAGTAAAGAATTTCTTAGCGTCATTAGATCAAACTAAAATATTTGTAAATTATATTATAACTAATTCATTTATATCCAAATACGCAAAATGCTTAAACAAATATTTCGAACAAACGTCGAACCTGAATACTTATATTCTCTCCTCGAAAAAATTTGTTTAAAAACAGATAAATATTTTTATATCGACGCGAATGCGTTCAAAAAAATGATTTTTCATAATTATCACGACGAGTTTTTAAAAGAAATAGGGGAATGTTACCATGTATCAAAACGCTTTTATCTGTCGAGGGACTTTACATATAATTCATTCACCAATATAGTGCGACAGATATGCAAAAGCAATGCTATTATGTTTACATCTCAGATCAAATATAACGAATCCAAATATAATATCAATTATTTCATTTATTTTTAGTTTCCCCCGCCCTCATGAGGACTCCAATAGTTATATCGCTTAAAATAAAATACATATCTATATATATTTTATTACAATAACAATGTTCAATTCAAAAAATCTTTATCAATATTTAGCTGCCGTTGGAATTGTCATATTGGCTAGTTATTTTAGCGGTCAGATCAAAAGCGTTTTTGTGGAAAAAAATGATGAAGACGAAATGATACGTAAATATTTATTAAACGACTCGCCGTTATATGGTCATAATCGCCCGAAGATTTGGATACATTCTAAATATGAACTCAACTCTCGTTTTTGGAAAAGTTTCTACTCGAGAACTTCCAATGATTTGAATCAGCCTTATATTCATTTAACCGTGAAAACAATAATTAATCATTGCGGAAACGATTTCAACGTGTGTTTGATAGACGACGAAACATTTAGTCGTTTAATACCCGGATGGGACATTGATATTACTAAGGTCACTGAACCCATGAAATCACGCTATAGAGAATTGGCGTTTGCGGAATTACTCTACATATACGGCGGGTTCGTGGTTCCTAATTCATTTGTTTGCATGAGAAGCTTGCTTCCAATATATACAGAAGGAATAAAAGGCGACAAGCCGTTTTTTGTAGAGACAATAAATCGCCGATGTGATTTGGTAAATAATAAAAATAAAACCCTTTTTATTCCAGGAACACAAATGATGGGATGTCCAAAACGTAACCCGTTTATACGTTCATTCGCGGATTATTTGAAATTGCGTAATCAAAACCCCCACTTTACTTCTGAGCCCGAGTTTTCTGGATATACGTCAAACTGGATCAATAGCAAAGAAAATTCGGAAAAAATTAATATAATTGATGGTCATGTTGTCGCAATAAAAACTCTCGAAGGAAAACCGATATTATTAGAAGACCTTATGGAAGAGAATTATTTGAAATTATGTCCAAGCCGTAACTATGGGATTTTAATACCCGGAGAAGAAGTGTTGAATAGAACAAAATATCAGTGGTTTTCCGTGATTTCAACCGACGAATTGGCAAAATCAAATATGATTGTTTCCAAGTATCTAATGACCGCGCTAATGGAAGGTCAAATCCAAGATAATACCATTATTCAATCTGACGAAGGTAGAACCGTTATATCCATCTAGAAATCATTTCATAATGTTTATAAGACATCATGAAATATCAAATCCAAGGCAATACTCCTTATTTGTCTTTTTTATTTTCATTATCATTTCCCGCTTTATCTGGACTATAAAAATAATCCAACAAATAAAGGTTGTTATCTATAGCAATCTTTCTTACGAATTGAATTGCGATCTGTTTTATATTTACCATATCATGGGATTTTATAGGAATTTTAACAGTAATTTTTGTACCTTCGGATGATACATCTGAAATGAATACCTTTATTTTTTCTTTATCGCTGACATACTGAAGATTGTTTTTAATCTCCTCTTTTGTAATTTTTATGAAATCATCCAAGTTATTCTTTTCGTAATTAGAAATATTTATATCAAAACTATAAAAAATGTCTTCATTCTTTTGGTAATTTATCAATACACCCTTGGTTATCATGTTGTTGGGTATTTTAACCATAATGCCGTTCGGGTTTTTAATTGTAGTTGTAAGTAAATCGAACTTTTCTACAGCGCCAATATTTTTATCGATTTCTATAAAATCTCCAATGTCGTAATAGTTAAGAAGCAATATCATTACTCCCGAAGAAACATTACTAATTGTATCCTGGAGAGCCAGTGCAATTGCCAATCCCACGCTACCCAATACAACAAAAACTGTATTTATTTCTAGACCAAGATTGACCAAAGTAAAAACAATCCCTAAAGTTAATATTCCGTAAAACGCAAGATCTCCGATTGTCTTGAATAAAATTTTACCATTTGAAATATTATCTTTGTTCACTTGCGTATTTGCAATTTGATTAAATGTGAATGTAGCCAATAGATAAAAGAACAACAAACTTATAATAGATATGATTCCTCTTGGCAAATATTCAACCGCGCGCGTTTTTACAAGGTCAATGTATTTTTTGTAAGGTTTTAATAATTTTATGAATTGCATTTGTATGTAATATTGCCAGAAATGTATTTCACAAAAAGAAAGGATTGGGTTCTCGACAGCCCATTTTCTTAAATTATTACAAGAATCCCGCTTTTATAAAGCTTACACTAGCAGTGAACCGTAGGTTCGCTTTACCCTGCGACCACCTCCCTTTTCTTTAGAAAAATATTTGTAAAATTCTGTTAGCTTCTTGGAAGAGACAATTTTTAGTTTAATTCTCGAAAATGCCGAGAATCAAAATCGAGAAACCTACCGTTTTGTAAAGCTTACACCGGCAAAGACCGTTTATATTATTTGAATTATTTCATATAATGTTAAATATTATATGAAGGCTTTTGGAAAAACCCGGGTCTATATTGAAATCGAACAGTTCAGTAATCAAAAATATGAATTTAGCAAAGAAACCAACTGCTTAGAACTCGATCGCGTTTTGCCCTATCCTTATACTTATCCCTATTCTTACGGATTTATACCAAACACACTAGCCATGGACGGTGACGATTTAGATGCTCTAATTATAACAAGTAAACCGTTGACAAGGGGCGAAATATATGACGCCAATATAATCGGAGTCTTGGTGATGGAGGACGAAAAAGGCTTGGACGAAAAAATACTTTGCGTTCTTCCAGAGGATTCCGAAAAAATCCAAGACATTCACGATTTATTGGAATCAGATCGTGATAATATTCATTGGTTTTTTTCGAATTATAAATCGAATACTCCAGGAAAGTGGTCGAACGTGAAAGGTTATGAAAATCGAGATTATGCAATCGGATTGATTCATAAATATATGATATTAAAGTAAGAACCGCTCGACGCGAAATTCGAATACATAATCGGGTTTTAAATGTTCAACAACCGATATGTTGAATACAGACTTCACCATGTATACCTCGCTGGTCAGTTCTAAATACAAACTCATAGTAGATAACAAAAAACTGTCATAAAATATGAGTATCTTGCATTTGGGACAACATTCATTTTTTTTATACAAAATGTATTTTGATACAACTATCCAATCCAATTTTGCTCCAATATTGAAATTAGTTTCGTCTAAGAGTTTATTCGACTGAAGCCGCATCAATCTCACCGGGTCGTTTTCCGTAAATTCATATTTTGTATATATAGATTTTATTTCATCGCTTACAAAAAAAGTGTCGTTTTTACTGGCGAGGACTTGATTTCCTAGGTTTTGTAGCCATGTTAAATCACCTAGACCGTTATTCAATTCAGATAAAGAATCCACATCAACTGACTTCAGTTTTGCGAATTTTAAATTAACCTGCAAATTAAAGAGATTTCTAATCTTATCTAAAAAAAATATATACATTGCGTAAGCGCCCTTTAGATTCATGTGAGTGTCTGTTTTATAAAACACATCTTTGTAATCCTTAAGAACGTCCACCCCATCTAGAATATTATCACCCAATCTAGCTTTATATATATCAAATCCCGGTCTGAAAATCATGTTATAACCGTCGGGCAAATTCTCTTTGCAAAAAAACG